TCACTTCACCATCCGCAAATTTGCTCGTGGTTTGTCGTGCGGTGGCATGGGGCTGGTGGTTTGGGCAACGTTGGCGATGCGGTTGCTGATATCCTCTGCCGCTTTGCGCAGGTGGTCGGTTGCCAGATGGGCGTAACGCAGTGTTGTTTGCGCCTGCGTGTGGCCGAGCAACGCACCTATCATCGGCAGTGAGTAGCCCAGCGCGTTGGCCATGCTGGCATGGCTGTGCCGCAAATCATGCAGATGTAATTCCGTGGTGATGCCCGCTGCCTTTTTGATGCGATCCCACGGTTTTTTTACATCCATAATCGGCTTGCCGTCATTGCGTTCGCTCACCACCACATAGGGATTACCCTCCATGCGGCGGATATTTTTCAGCACTCCCTCGATATAGGGCGTGATGAAGAGCGTCTTCGGGCGTTTTTCCTTGGTGGCTTCTTTGGGCAGACGGATGACGCGGTTAGCCAAATCGACATAATCCCATTTCAGGTGGCGCGCTTCGCCAGGGCGGCAGCCCGTGTGCATCATGATGCGGAACATGGCCAGCACATGCGGGCTTTCCGTTAAATTGCGCTCGGCACGTTGCATCGCCGACTCAAGTGCGGCAAATTCCTGTTCGTTCAGGAACCTCTCGCGGCGATTTTCAGGGAAGCGTTCTACACCGAAGCACGGATTGCTGTTGCGGTCGCGGTAGCCCCATAGCTCTGCCTTGCTCATGATGGAGGACATCGCGGCGAGTGAGCGGTTGGCACCGATGGGGCGATGTCGGTTTTTGGCGAGGTAATCGTAAATATCCTTGCGCTCGATGGAGCGGATTTTCATCTTGCCAAAATGCGGCAGAACCATGTGCGCTAGAATTTGTATATTACTGGCGTGCGTCGCAGGACGGCTGCGTATGGAGCTATGGTCATCGAGAAAACGCTGTGCTACCTCAGCGAATGTGGGCTGGCTGCGCTGCATCTCGTCCTGTTGCACCGGGTCTTCACCTTTGACGATGCGGTAGGTCAATTCGCGGGCAAAATCCCGCGCCTGTTCAACGGTCAGATGACCATACTTGCCGATGGTTTTTCGCCGTGAGCGGTTGTCCTGGTTGCGGTAATTGAGAATGAAGGATTTGCTGCCAGCGGGTGTGATAACCACCCCGAATCCCTTCACCTCCATATCCCACAGATATTCCAGTTTGCCGGTTGCCTCAAATGCGTCGATGGATTTTTTGGTAAGTTTTGCTGTCATGATTCGCTCCTTTCAGTGGTGATGACAGGGTCACTACCGCTCTTAAGGGGTTGAAAATCAACGTATTTATGAGCAATTTCAGCCATCTAAACCGCTTGACTCCTGCCGCTTTCGCTGGATGCCGCCAACCGTTGCGATTCCTCGGTGGTGGAGCGGAAACACCGCTGCTGCTCAAACTCCAGCACACCGCCCGCACCGAGGATGGGATAACGCACATTCGCTTTCGGGCCGGGGCCGGTTTTAATGTAGATCGGCCCGCCACCAGTGAAACGCCAGTTGTTGAGGCAGCTGATCGATAGCTCCCACCGCTGCGCCAGATGCTCCGGCTTCAGGAAGAGATTGTCCGTCACCACCGTGATGCCATGCGCCATGAAAAAACGGTGCAATGCGTTGAGCGTGGGCGTGATGTCAGTGGCTTGAAGATTATCGAGGTCGATGGTTGCCATGCTCATTCCTCCACATCGTCGCGGGTGGTGATATTGGCGATGGCTTTAACTACCTGATACACGTCATCGTAACATTCTGCAGGAATGCGCGTGAGCAGACGGATGATCCGCATGGTGGGTGGCGGCAAGGGTTCGGTGGATTGGCAATCACCGCGCGGCGGGTAAAAAACAAGGATCGACACATCGAACGCCTCGGCAAACTGCATGGCCTTGCCGACCGACAGACGATTATGGCCGCGTTCGTATTTCTGAACCTGTTGCGGCGATAGCTCGACTTCCTCGCCCAGCCGCTTCTGGCTGATGCCAGTGGTCTGGCGAAGCATGAGTAGCTGGCGCGCAGCGTACTGGTTGATGTCATTTTCATCAATCATGGCTGCCTCCATCCGCTTTGCAACTGGGGTACAGCCACTCAGGAATACATACGCCGCCTTCGCAGCACCCGCTGATCCAATTGATAATCAGCCAGTCAAAGAAAGCTGCAAATAACAGCATGAAGAAGCTGGCGATGATGAAGTGGAAGGCTTGTCGCCATGTCAGCCGCGTAAGCCATTTTTGCAATTTTTCTTTTATAGCCATCGGTGTTTTACCTCCCATAAAGTTGCCTATGGGTAGGATTCGGTAGCAGATAGCGCAATTATTTGTCTATAGAAAAATTGCAATCAAAGAAAATATTTCACTGAAATAACAGTGGTTTATTGCCGCTTCGGCAAAGAATCAGGATTAAGCGCGTTTGATGTGCAGGATGGGGTGCGCTGCAAGAATTTTGACATCCATCATCAGCGTTCCGCCTTGCGGATGCAGGATGTAACGACCTTCCTTGCCGCCCTTGGAAACCCAAGCCAGCAAACGCTCACCACGCTTCTTGGTGTCGAGCGTCAGGACGCATTCGCGGTCTAGGAAGAGTCGCTCGTTTCGCTGAGGTGCGCCGTCGAAATACAGAAGGTCGTTCGCCCCATGATACGGCACGAGATCGGAAGTCTTGATTTTAAGCACCTCTGCCGTCTCTGGCAGTCCGGGGATGGCATCCACGGTCTCGCGCTGTTTTTCAGCGATTTCCTTGATGAAGGTCTTGTATTTAATAAAGCCGGTGATGGGTGTGCTGGGCAGGTCAAGCTCAGGCGCGTCCAGCGCTTCCGGGGCGCAGCTGAGCGCCTTGGCAAGCAATGCGCGATACTTCTCAAAGCCCTCAGTTTCGCCCGTCTCAATGCGATTCAGGGTGGAGGCCGGAATGCCGATCATATCGGCCAGCCGCTTTTGCGTGAGATTCCGCCGCCTGCGTAGGTATGCGATGTTGTTTGTGGTCATAGTCCCGCTTTTTACCGTAACGGCAAAATCCTGTCAAGTCGTTAGCGGGAAAATTGCATTGACAGAAAATTGCATTTAGTGCGAATTAGTGATCATGAAATTGCACCATTGGCTCAAATTAGTGGGAATGAAGCAATCCGAACTCGCATCGATGGTCGGCTGCTCTGTCTCGACCATTAATCGGCACATCAAGCATGGACGCATTCTAGACCCAGACGTGGTGGTGCGCATTTACTTCATCACGATGGGTGCCGTCCGCCCCGATGATTATTACGATCTCGAAAATGTTCCCCCCGATGTGCAGGCATTGCTCGATCCACGGTTCGCGCTCCGCAAACGTTTCCTGCCAGCGAAAGAAAAAGCGGATGCAGCATGAACGACGAGCGCCAGCCACTCTCCCCCCGCAGGAAAAACCAGAGCATGGAGCTGGTGTTCGATGGCGTGCGCTATCAACTGACCATCGGCTTTTACACAAACGGGCGGATCGGCGAGGTCTGGCTGAACGGGCCGCGACCTGACAGCGCCCTCTACCATATTACCCAGGATGCGTGCGTACTGATCTCACACCTGCTGCAGCGTTTTACCTCACCGCACACGCTGTATGATTCCCTGCCGCGCAAGGCAGATGGATCGTCTGCGTCGGTGATCGGCGCGATCATTGAACTGCTCATCTCGCTTCCCGAAGTGGAGGTGCCATGACCAAGCATTTTTACATGCCGTTTTTTACCGAAGCGTATCTGGCTGACACGCAGCATTTGTCGCTGGAAGAGCAAGGCGCGTATATGCGGCTGCTCTGCTTCATGTGGATGCGTGGTGGATACTTACGCGATGACGACAAAGAATTATCCCGACTGCTTGGTTTGCATGTGAATAAGTGGAAGAAGATACGCGAAACCCTGGGGGCATTTTTGCAAAAACACCCCCCACACTTACTCACTCAGAAGCGTTTAATCCATGAATACCAAAAGGCCGAAGCAAAGCGCGATAGCAAACGGCAAAATGCCAATGCCAGATGGCAGGGTGAATCCAATAAAAACAATCAGATAGCAAATGCGGATGCATCGCTGCCGCATATGCAAAGCGCATACGAACCATCGTTGTTCGCAGATGCGGGGGTGGATGCGAACCACATCACTTCTCACCTGCTATCTATATCTATATCTAAATTTAAGAATAATAGATCAGATAGGCTCGGCAGAAACTGTGGACAACTTCGCCATCCATTCAACGAACAGGACGCTGGGGCATTCAGTGCCAAGCTCGTAGAAATATTCACGCAGCACAAACTTCAGCCGCCCGGCGACTACGAAATCATCCGCCAATGGATTGATAGCGGCATTGATCCCTTCCAGCACATCCTGCCCGTCATTGCCGAACTGCTGATGCGTAACCTGCAGACGCATAGCGAGCCGCCGCGCAGCTGGAAGTATTTTGCCAAAGAAGTCTATGCAATGGGGCTTCGGTGATGGGAAAAAAGCAACGCAAACCACGCCAACGCACGCACGCCATCCAACTGGAGGCGGATCGCGGCACGCCGGAGTTTCAGGCAAAGGTGAAGCTGGAGACGGTGTATCTCGACCGCAAGACCACGGCCACGCGGGTGCGTGATAAACGCCCCATCGATAAATACCACCGCCTCTACAAGATTGATGAGGAGAACGGCGTGCGCGAGGCTGACCGGCGCGGCATCAACGACGCGCAATACCGTGCTGCCGACCGCATTGCCTGCAACCATGAGAAGACGCACCCGCGCCTGTCGCGTGAGCTGGTGCCAATGGTGTTCGATAAAGGCATCAACCCCGGCGCATACCCGCTGGAGATACAGATCGAGGCCGTGCATCTGCACGACCGTCTGCTCAGGCCGCTCAATAATGAATCACGCAGCATGGTGCGGCAGATCTGTTGCTACGGGGAATGCCTCAACGAGTACGAGGCTGCCAGACGGTGGCGCAAAGGTTACGGGATGATCCGCCTGCGTGAGGCACTCGATGAGTTGGTGGAGTCATTTAGAAAAACAAAGAATTCATATACCTTCTGATATTAGTAAGTAGGCAGGGCTGTAAACAGCCCTGCCTACTACCTTTAATGCTTCATTCCTTCATGCTTCTTTTGCATCGATTCTTTTTCAGATTTAGCGCAGATTTCGCATTGCTCACCTTCTTTCATGGAAGACATGCCTTCCATTTTACCCATACACATTTTGCACATGCCGTCTTTACAGCATTTGCATTCGCCAGATTTGCAGCACTCACCGCATTTTCCGTCCTTGCAACACTCACATTTTTCACAGCATGGCATTTTCATGTCCATACCAGACATTGAACCACCCTTCGTGTTGGCACAGGCAGTTACAAAAACGAGCAGAATGATAGGCAATAGTTTCTTAAACATAACAAATCTCCTTTGGTTGGTGGTTAGTTCTTTTTGATAGTTGAAATCGTGTAGTCATCCTTGCCCGCTGGCTTCAGCGTAAAGGAAACGGCATCACCTTCTTTGACGTTGGACAAGTCAACGCCACTATCCGCAGTGAATGTCATCGTCATCACTGGCCAACCCAACGATTTAATCGGATCATGCTTGATTTTGATGGTATGTTTTGCTTCGTCAGCACTCACTACTTTTCCAGTAGCGACAACGCCACCGCCTGCAGGTGCTGCTTCGCCACTTTCCAACTTCTTCGTCAGCTTGTGGTGATCCACATTTTTGGTTTCACCTGCCTTTGAAGGCGCACCCACAATCAGCACCCCATCCATGCCGAGTGCTTCATGCGGGTGGCAGTGATATTTATAGGTTCCTGGCACGGTGAAAGTGTAGGTGAACTTGTCGCCTTTCTTTTCCTGCATCGGTGACATAATCATTTCATCCACGCCCTTGGGAACGCTCACAAACATCACCTGATGTGCTTCATCCTGCGCGTTTTCAAACGTGACAGTATCACCAGGCTGGATAGTCAGTTTATCAGGTGAGAAGAAGTTTTGTTTCTTCGCATCATAGTCTGTGACTTCCTTGATGGTGAATTCAGCCGCGAATGCAGGTGTTGTTGCCAGCATTAGCGCGGTAGTGAGTAGTAGCTTTTTCATAAGATTTTCCTTTATAGTTAGTTGATTAAAACATCAGTCGCAGGCCGAAAGAGCCAACTAGCTCGTCGTTATTTTCCCCGTTACTTTTGGCAATGGAGGAGGTTTCACCGAATTTTCGGCCATAGTGGACATCCACATACGGTGCGAATTTTCGGGTGAATTCGTAGCGCGTTTGCAAGCCTATCTGCCCGTCTGTCACGCCCGCACCAATGTCCTGTTCGTGGACATCTTGTGCTGAGAGATTGACTTCAACATAAGGCTGCAAAATCAGCTTTTGTGTCAGAAGAAGGTCGTTTTCCTGCCGCAGCCGCGCTGTGACATCGCCATGTTCACTGACGAAAAGATGTGCTTCAGTTTCAAACCATTGCTGGGCAAGCCCGTTAATCCCAAGTGTCAGGTATGCAGTAGATTCGGGCTTGGTATCGTAGCGAATCCCTGCCTGTGCATCCCAGAATGTCGAGATGTTGCGGCTATAGAGTGCCAAAAACTCAGCACTTTCCAGCTTGCTATCGGCACGCTCACCCTCTGATTTTATCCAGAGCTTGTTTTCATCCGTACCGATCCACCCATCCAAATCCCAGCTTTGAAGCGGCGTTCCATCGGTATTGCTCCCAGCATCGGTTTCCAAACGGAACATGTGGAAGATCCCGCCGCCATGCTCTGCAGCCATATCTGCGTGGGCAGAATGATCCGCCGCGAATGCAGGCTGTGCGAGTGCAGTAGTGAGGCTGAGTGCCATAAGTAAACGCTTATTGTGCATGGTGGCCTCCATTGGCTTTGGTTTCTGTAGCAGGCACATCCGCCGCATCGAGCTTGGCGACGACGACCTGACGCATCATGCCGCTGGCCATGTGATAGAGCAGATGGCAGTGGAACGCCCATTCGCCGATTTCATCCGCTGTCACCAGCACAGAGTATGACCCACCTGGTGGCACAATCACCGTATGCTTGTTGGGTAGCTTTGCCGCAGGCTGGCCGTTCTCCAACTGCACAAACATGCCATGCAGGTGCATCGGGTGCGCCATCATGGTTTCGTTGGTGAAGTTGAGGCGTACACGCTCGCCATATTTCAGGCGGATGGGTTCGGCCTCCGAGAATTTCTTTTCGTTAATCGTCCAGATGTAGCGTTCCATATTACCGCCCAAACGCACGTCGATGGTGCGCTGCGGCTGGCGTTGGTCTTTCTGCACACCCGCGTAGCGCAAGTCAGCGTATGAAAGTGCTTTCTGGCCTTCAGGCATTCCCGTTTTCGCCCAGCCGCTAATCATATCGGCGGGTGTCATTTCCATATCGGGGTCGTCCTTCATCATCATCTCCATGTTCATATCGGCCATAGAGAGCAATGCGCGGGGACGGGCTGGCGGGATTTCTCCCTTCATGCCTTCGCGAGTGGCAAGCGTGCCAATGGCGAAGCCCGTGCGGTCAATCGGCTCGGCAGCGATGGTGTAGGCTTTATCGTCCTTCGGCGTGACAATCACATCGTAGGTTTCCGCAGGCGCGAAACGGAATTCATCCACTGTAACAGGCTCGATGCCCTGACCATCAGCTTGCACCACGCTCATCTTTAACCCAGGAATCCGCACATCGAAGAATGACATGGCCGAGGCATTGATAAAGCGCAGACGCACTTTCTCACCTGGCTTGAAAAGCCCCGTCCAGTTTTGTTTTGGCGATTTGCCATTGGTGAGGAACGTGTAGCCTGTGACATCAGCCAGATCGGTACGCATCATCCGCATATCGCCCCAGTCTTTGGCATCTTTGAACGCCTTGTCCCACCCACGCTCCTTTATATCCGCGAAGAAATCACCAACCGTGAGCCGCGCATTGGCGTAATAATCCGACGACTTTTTGAGATTCGCCATGATGTCGCTGGAATGTTCTTCGGAGAAATCGGAAAGCACCACGACATAATCGCGATCCGCCGCAATCGGGTCTTTGCCTTTAGGCGAAGTGATAATCGAGCCATATAACCCGTCCTGTTCCTGACCGCTGGTATGCGAGTGATACCAGTAAGTGCCAGTTTGCCTTACGGGGAAACGGTAGGTGAAGGTCGTCCCTGGCTCTATCGCCTTATAGCCTCCAAACCCTGTTACACCGTCCATTGCGTCGGGCAGTAGCAGGCCGTGCCAATGGATAGAGGTTGGTTCATCCATTTTATTGGTGACGTGGATCACCGCTTCATCGCCTTCGGTGAAGCGAAGCGTGGGGGCTGGGATGCTCCCATTCACGGTGATTTTCTCGATTGGTTTGCCAGTAATGTTTACAGGCAACCGCTCAATCGTAAGCGTGTATTCTGATGTTTTGGCGTGTGCAGGAGTGGCTAGAAACCCTACCATCAGCAACGCCATCATCAGGGGATGATGTGTTCGCATAACTAATCCTTGATTTGCATTGAAAATAGTCGCCACGCGCGAAAGCGCTTGGGCGTCATACAGACAATAGGACTCAAGCTTTGGGAGGGCGTTTTAAGCGATTGGAAAGCGCGGATTCCACCACATCATTGGTGAAGCCGAAGCTGCTTTTGCTGGCAGTTAAACGAAAGAGTGATTCACTGCCGTTGCCAAAAATCTTTGACAGGCCGCTATGACAGGTGCTTCCGATGCACTTGCACATACCTTTATCACAGCATTTTCCAGATTCTTTATCGTTCTGTGCTGTTTTATCGGATTGCTCGGCCTTAGCCTGTTTGTGGCAATCACCATGTTCTGAGGATGCTTCGGCTTTCTCTACCTTCGCAGAATCATGAGGCATCATTGCATGAGACGCGGTTGGAAAGCTCGTTGCCATAACGAGTGCCAGAACCATAAACATGCTGATGAAGATTCTCATGAGGATAGCATACACGCTGTTAAGTTTTAATTCAATGTGTAGATGAGGGTAATAAATTAATCCTGCGAACCTTGTCGTTGACAGTAGGTGCACCTAGATGCTATACATTTTTACATCATCCAAGAATTGTTTCTACACAACCTGCTCACCGAGCGGGTTTTTTATTGTTCACTCCCTGCCGCTCGGCGCGGCTTTCCGCCCATCTCCCGCTATCCCACGTCGCATCGGCAAGCCACGGGTCCTCCCCGTGCATAGAACGTATGCGGGGGGCAAAGCCGCGCCACTTTTTTAGCGATAGGCATAAAATCCGGGTTCGCAGTTCGCGCCTCGGTTCGCACCTGAGAACACCATGACCGATCTTACCATCCACACCATCGCTACCGAGCGATTGATTCCGTATGCCCGCAATGCGCGCACCCATTCGGAAGAACAGATCGCACAGATCATGGCCTCCATCGCGGAGTTTGGATTCATTAATCCGATCCTCGTCGATAAGGAGCATGGCATCATCGCTGGGCATGGCAGGTTGATCGCCGCCCAACGGCTTGGCATGAAAGATGTTCCGGTGATCGCCATTTCGCATTTGAGCGAAACGCAAAAACGTGCGCTGGTCATTGCCGATAACCGCATCGCCATGAATGCGGGATGGGATGAAGATATGCTGCGACTGGAACTGACCGAGCTGCAGGAAGAAAATTACAACCTCGACATCATGGGCTTCAGCGAAGACGAGCTGGATAAGCTGCTCGCGCCCATGACGGAGGAAGGCAACACCGAAGACGACGCCGTGCCGGAGGTGGAGGCAACCGCCATAAGCAAGCCCGGAGATATGTGGCTGCTCGGTTCGCATCGTTTGCTTTGCGGTGATTCCACCAAGCTCGATGCGGTGGAGCGTGTGCTGGGCGGCAGCCTCGCCGACATGGTATTTACCGACCCGCCCTACAATGTGAATTACGGCGCTACCGCAAAAGACAAAATGCGCGGCAATAAACGCACCATCAAAAACGATAATCTCGGTGCGGAGTTTGAAGAATTCCTGCTGGAGGCATGCACCAATTTCGTCGCCGTGTGCAAGGGCGCAATTTACATCTGCATGTCGTCATCGGAACTGGACACACTGCAAAGCGCCTTCCGCAAGGCAGGTGGGCATTGGTCAACTTTTATCATCTGGGCGAAGAATACATTCACGATGGGTCGTGCGGATTACCAGCGGCAGTACGAACCGATCCTCTATGGCTGGAAGGAAGGCACCGCCCATTTCTGGTGCGGCGCACGCAACCAGGGCGATGTGTGGTTTTTTAATAAACCCGTTTCGAACGACCTCCACCCGACCATGAAGCCAGTGGAGCTGGTGCAGCGTGCAGTGGAAAACTCCAGCAAGAGCCGCGACATCGTGCTTGACCCGTTCGGTGGCTCCGGCTCGACACTTATCGCCTGCGAAAAAACAGGCCGCAGTGCTTGTCTTATCGAACTCGACCCGAAATATTGCGACGTCATCATCCGCCGCTGGCAGGAATTTACCGGCAAGGAAGCAACGCTGGAGGAAACAGGTCAGTCGTTTGCGACGCTGGTGGAGGAACGATAGATTGCCCAGCACAAACCGGCTGGGCAATCTATCGTCAGGCAAGATGGTCAATTGCATCCATGATTTTCTGCAGGGCGCGGGATTGCTTTTCACTATAGTTGCAATCACCATCCATTGCTTTGTCACGAAGGCGTTCGAGCTGCTCGCGCAATTCGTTATCGGTTAGCATACATCCTCCTTTACGCGATTTTGTATGTGCGTTCGCCATCGCGGTTCTTGCCGGACTCAATGGTAAGGCCGAGCTTCTTTTTCAGCACACCCGCCATCGCGCCATGCACCGAATGTTTCTGCCAGCCCGTGGCAGCGACCAGTTGATGCAGTGTTGCGCCTTCTTCACGCTTCAGCAGGTCAATCATAATCTGCTGCTTGGATTGTCTGGGCGCATTAGCTTCAGGTTTCTTGGTTGCGGCAGCATCAGGTGCTTCGCCTGCGGCTTTGCCAATGGCGGCGTAGCCCATGTCGCTGACCAGGGTGAGTTTGCCGCCATCCTCGTCATGGCGAATTTCAAGCAAGCCGCGCTTGAGCATGCCCTTGATGATATTTTCACGGATGGGCGGCCCAAGCCGTTTGAGAGCTTCAAGCTCGCGTACATCGTTATATTTTTTCTGCGTTGCCTCTTCGATGATGGCGCGTTGGTTGTCGGTAAGTTGGATAATCATACATGCTCCTTTGCGTTCGGGTTAATGTCCATGCGGACAAGTGCATGAATGCTTCGAATGCGAAGGATAGCAACGCTTATAAGCACTTAATCGCATTATAAATCAATGCGCTAACCAACTAATTCCGTTGACTTCGTATATGCCCTATGGATGCCAAACCCATTCGCTATCTGTCGGTATGTTCCGGCATTGAGGCAGCAACAGTGGCGTGGCATCCGCTCGGATTTGAGGCGGCAGGATTTTCCGAAATTGAACCCTTCGCCCGCGCGGTGCTTTCGCATCATTATCCTGATGTGCCTCTCTTCGGTGATTTCACGACACTCACGGAAAATGACTATGGAGCAATTGACCTTCTGGTCGGAGGCACACCTTGCCAGTCCTTCAGTATCGCCGGACTTCGCAAAGGATTTGCTGACGACAGAGGCAACCTCGCACTCGGATTTATTCACCTTGCTCAAAGCGCAAAGCCACGATGGGTGGTTTGGGAAAATGTCCCCGGTGTGCTGTCGATTGACAGAGGACGGACATTTGGCACCTTCCTCGGCGCGTTGGCGGAATGCGGGTATGGGTTCGCCTACCGCATTCTTGACGCTCAGTATTTCGGAGTGCCACAGCGGCGCAGGCGTGTGTTCGTTATCGGATATCTTGGAGACTGGCGACCTGCCGCAGCGGTATTATTTGAGCGCGAAAGCCTGCAGCGGGATATTACGCCGCGCCGAGAAACGCGGGAAGAAGTTGCCGGAACATTTAAAAGTCGCGCTTCAAGCGGTGGCTGGGGAGCCGATGTCGATCTCGCCAGCAGCGGCTACATGCGCCCCGTCGCAGGAGCACTCGGTGCCAGAACCTGCTTAAGCCGTGGTGCGCAGGATGCGGATTGCGGCCATTTAATCGCCCGCACATTGATGTCGCGCTATAATAAGCATGACCCGGAGCTTGAAACCTACGTCCCGCAAGCCAGAGCTTACAACGTTACCTGCTGCGATGCCAATGGCAGACGCAAAGACCGCCCGAACGGCGGCATGTATGTAAACGAAACCGAGCAATCTAAAACCGTCACCGCTGGTGGCGACCGTTCCACCTACATCGCCTTCGAGCCTGGAAGCATCGCACGAAACGCAGGGCCGACCGATTTGCAGGAAACCTGCTCAACGCTACGTGCGGAGATGGGAGATAATCAACCTGCTGTGTTGGCGGATATGGCGGTGCGGCGGTTAACGCCGCGTGAGTGTGAACGGCTGCAGGGATTTCCCGATGATTATACGTTGATTCCCTATCGTGGAAAATCCGCAGCCGATGGGCCGCGCTACAAGGCGTTGGGCAACAGCATGCACACCGGCACGATGCGCTGGCTGGGTGAGCGAATTAAAAAAGTGAATGCGATGATATGCGCCCCCTAATCGATATCGAACCACTCCATGCAGGTATTCAGCAGGTGATTGTAATCGCCTGATTTTGCCACCTGCATGAAAGCGTCGATTTCGGATTTTGGAAGCCCCGCATTATTTGCAGCGCGTTGGCAGAGACCAAGAATCATAAAGGCATTGCCATCCTGACCGACCAACTGCACATGCACGTTGGGATATTTGGGTGTTGTCATACAATGCTCCTTATGCGTTGAGTTCAGCGAGTGAGATGGTAAATGCGTTACTTCTGTTTTGCAGCGTGACGATGCCGTTATCGATACTGGTCTTCCACCGGAAGCCTTGCTCGCAGGTGAAATCCTCGCTGCGGTTAATCGCCGCCAAATGCTCTGGGTGGATGATGCAGGTATAGGCGTTGCCCATGCGCAAGGTGCGCAATTCGCCCCAGCTGTAGCTTTGTTTGTGGTAGGTTTGCCGATTGTTATGCGTAAAAGATGTCATGGTTTGATTCCTTTCAGTTGTTGGTTTCGTTGAGGCTGGTGCCGATATAGCGTGCGTAGCTGTAGCCTTCGGGATTGGCGTAAAGCGTTTCGCGCTCCGGCGCGGTGATTGCCACCACTTGGCGGATGCTGTTACGGTCGCCACCCCGACCATCGAGCCAAGGCCAGTCCTTGTAAATCAGGCGCGTAAAGGTGTCGTACTCCTCGGTGGTGAGCGTGACTGTTTCGGCGATTTCGCATTTTGCGACCTCGCAGCCGTGGCTGTTAATCTCGGCTTGCATTTCCTGCAGGCTGCTTGGCTTGCGGGCAAATCGGACGGTTACAAAGTTGCTCATGTTACGCTCCTTTCCGTTTGGCGCTGGCTCTGCCTGCGGCGTATGCAGCTTCGAGGGCGGCTTTGACATTGAGCACTCCGACATCCTTAAAATCGAGGCTGTCGGATTTGCGTTCTTCGAGCGTCTCAAAATTGAGATGCGTAAGCGCGATGTTGGTAAGTATCTCGTCTTTGCTTTTCGGCGTGGTGTAGGGAATCAGCTTGCCCGTCTCTTCGCGGATGGCTTTTTCAAAATGCCTACGCCAGCCTTTATCGGCGTTGCGTTTTTCGAGGTGGTTTGCAACCGCCTCCGCCGTTGCTGGGCCGCCGTTGATGAAGCTCAAGTCATCCGCAAGGTGGCGACCGAAACGCGCATCGAGCAACGTGCGGGTTTCTTCGGGCGTAAGGTTAAAGGTTTTGGCAAAAAAGCGGCTGGCGGTATCCCAGGTCATTGCGGCATCGTAGCCGTTGCTGACGCTGGTTCCCCAAAAGCCCCATTCTTCGTTGTTGGTAGGTAGCGGTTCGTTTTTCATATGCATTCCTTTCGGTTGGTTGTTGTCCCCTGTGGACACCCCCATGAATGCTTCGAACTGCATCTTAATCAACCAGAAAAATCAATAATTCGCATTATTTATCAATATATTAAACGTCTATTTGGCTTGACTGGAGGTGTGTCTTGGACATGGCAGTTTTATGGGGTTTTGGGGGCTGATATGGGCATGTCAATTCGTGCCTATGGTCGCCATCGCGGGGTCAGCGATGCGGCGGTAAGAAAGGCGATAAAATCAGGACGCATACGGCTGGAGGCGGACGGCAGCATCGGTGCGGATAAAGCCGATGCGCTCTGGAAAATTAACACCGATGTCGCCCAGCAACGTGGATCGCAAACGGTGAAGCCGGTGCCGGATGCGGCGCTCGATGCGGTGCGCGATACGCTCAAAGAAAATGGCGCACCCACCAATGGCGGCACCACTTACATGCAGGCGCGCACTGCGAATGAAGTATTGAAGGCGCAAACCAATCGTGTGCGGCTGCAAAAACTTAAAGGCGAGTTAATCGACAGGGCGAAAGTTATGGCGCATGTATTCAAGCTGGGACGGCAGGAACGCGATGCATGGCTTAACTGGCCTGCACGCGTCTCCGCGCAAATGGCAGCGGAGCTGGGTGCTGATCCACACACCACGCATGTGACGCTGGAAACCTATGTCAGACAGCATCTCTCAGAGCTTGCCGAATTCCGCGCAGGCGTCGACTGAATTTTACGAAGGTGCGGATGCGGTAGAGAACCAGTGGCGCAGTGGATTAACGCCAGAATCGTTCCTCGCCGTTTCCGAGTGGGCGGATCGCTATCGGATGTTGTCTTCTAAATCCGCCGCCGAGCCAGGGCGGTGGCGTACCAGCCGCACGCCTTATCTGAAGCAGATCATGGATAATCTCTCGCCGCACTCGCCGGTGCAGCGGATCATTTTCATGAAAGGCGCGCAGATCGGCGGCACAGAATGCGGCAATAACTGGATCGGCTATGTCATCCATATGGCACCAGGGCCGATGATGGCGGTGGCACCGACGGTGGAGTTGGCGAAACGTAACTCGAAGCAGCGTATCGATCCGCAGATCGATGAAACGCCGGAGCTGCGCGAATTGGTGAAGCCCGCCCGCGCGCGTGATTCAGGCAACACCATCCTGAGCAAGGAATTTCGCGGAGGCATTCTGGTGATGACGGGTGCCAACTCGGCGGTGGGACTCCGTTCCATGCCAGCGCGGTATTTGTTTATGGATGAGGTCGATGGGTATCCGGGCGATGTGGAGGGCGAAGGCGATCCAATCCTGCTTGCCGAACGCCGCTCCGCCACCTTCCAGAAGCGGCGGAAGATTTTTCTGGTGAGTACGCCCACCACCAAGGGTATCTCGCGCATCCAGCGTGAATTCGACGGCAGCGACCAGCGGTATTTCCATGTGCCGTGTCCGCATTGCGATCATTTCCAGCCATTGCGATTCACGCAGCTGCGCTGGCATGAGGGCAAACCACAAGAGGCGCAATATGCCTGCGAGGAATGCGGCGCGTTGATCGATGAGCATCATAAAACGCAGATGCTGGCGCGTGGACGCTGGGTTGCCACTGCTGAAACGGATGGCCGCACGATTGGCTACCATCTCTCTTCGCTTTACAGCCCAGTGGGTTGGTTTTCGTGGGGTGATGCGGCGGAGATGTTCGAAAACGCACAGGCGAATCCTGAGCTGATGAAGGGGTTTGTCAATACGGTGCTGGGCGAGCCGTATGAAGAAGAATACGAAGCTCCCGAATGGAAACGGCTCTATGAACGCCGTGAACCATACCCAATGGGCGTGGTGCCAAATGGTGGATTATTTCTTACCGCTGGCGCGGACGTGCAGAAAGACCGCATCGAATGCGAAGTGGTGGCATGGGGCCGCCATAAAGAAAGCTGGTCGGTCGATTACCATGTCCTCATGGGCGATACCGCCATGCCGGAAGTGTGGGAAAAGCTCGAAGCATTGCTCAGGCGCGATTGGCACCATGCAGGTGGTGGCACATTGCCCATCCGCGTGCTGGCGGTGGATAGCGGTTACGCGACGCAGGATGTGTATGGCTGGGTAAAAACTCACCCGCAAGCGAGCTGGGGTGGTGCGGGTGCGCGCGCATCGTCCCCGCGCACGGTGGTCGCGGTGAAAGGCCGCGATAGTGAAACCGCACTGATTTTGAGCGTGTCGAAAGCCGATGTCGGCAGCAAACGGCGTGGGCTTCGCGTCTGGAATGTCAGCGGGCCGGTTGCCAAGATGGAGCTGTATCGCTGGCTGAAACTTGACCGTCCGACCAAGGAAGATGAACCGTTTCCGCCCGGAACATGCCACTTCCCAGAATATGCCGAGGAATATTTTAAGCAGCTGACGGCGGAAAAGCGTGTGATCAAATTGCACAAAGGCTTCCCCCGTGCCAGCTGGGAAAAAGACCCGACGCGCAATAACGAGGCACTCGATTGCCGCGTCTATGCACGCACGGCGGCAAGCCTTTACGGTCTCGACCGTTTTTCCGAGCGGCAATGGCAGCAGATGGAAGTGTCGCTCGGTAAGCAGCGTAACGTTCCTTATGCGGATACTTACGCGCCATCGCCGCAGCAAACTGCTGAAACAACTGCACCGACGCGCACGGCAGCCATTAGCCAGCGCACCACTATGGCGGCGGATGATCCGTATCTATGAGGATTCACTATGACCGATCTTACCACGTTGCAAACCCGCCTTGCAGAAGCGGAAGAAGCACAGCACCAGCTGATGATGGGCGCGAAAGAAGTGAGCGTGTCGATAGGAAATTATGGCTCCACTACCTACGCGCAGGCCAATGCCGAAAAGCTCGAACAATATATCGAAAAACTCAAAAGCCAGATCGCCCGCTTAAGCGGTACCGCGCGTCGTGGCGTGATCAAGGTGGTATTCGATGAGTGATACTTCACATCGTGCCGCATCGCTAACTGCGCGCGAACTCTCCAGCTGGCTGCCTGGTAACGGCTCGGCGGATGGTGATCTGCTGGGTGAATTACCCACGCTGGTGGGTCGTTCGCGTGATCTCATCCGTAACCACGGCGTGGCAGCGGGCGCGGCACAGACGATGGTGGATAATGTTGTCGGCACGGGACTCAGGCTGGTGGCCTTGCCTGATTACCGCGCACTTGGAAATACCAAAGAATGGGCGGATGATTGGGCGCGTGATGTTGAATCCCTCTGGCGCGGATGGGCGGAAGGGTTTGAGTGCGATGCGGCTTTGTCACTCAATTTTGCGGGGCTGACTACGCAGGTGTTCCGCTCCGGTTTTATCAATGGCGAGGCATTGGCCTTACCGCTCTGGCTGCCAGAACGTGGTGGTGCATTTGCGACCACGATTCAGCTGGTGGAACCGGATCGCCTGAGTAATCCGGGCGGCAAGCCAGACGATAAAACACTCCGCGCAGGAATTGAGATCGATGATTACGGCGCGCCGCTGGCGTACCATATTCGAAAAACCCATCCTGGCGATGTGTTTATGCCGTTTGCATCTTCAGCAGATGAATGGCAGCGCGTTCCCTCGCGCACCCCGTTCGGTCGCAGGCGTGTGCTGCATATCCATGATAAGGAGCGCAGTGGCCAGAACCGTGGCAAGCCCGCACTCACCTCTGTCATGCCGATGTTTAAAATGCTCGATCATTATGAACGTTCGGAGCTGCAAGCGGCGGTAGTAAACGCCATGATCGCGGCCTTTATCGAAACGCCGCTCGATGCAGAAACCGTGGTTGAAATGTTTGGTGGCAGTTACGAGGATTACGACACAAAGCGCAAAGAATGGAAGGCCAAGCTCGCGGGAGGCTCCATCATCACCACATTCCCTGGTGACAAGCTGTCGCCGTTTACGCCGAGCCGCCCGAATTCTGCTTACGGTGCGTTTGTCGAGAATATCCTACGTCATATTGGGACAGGCCTCAATCTGCCCTTCGAACTTCTAATGAAGGATTTTTCAAAGACAAATTATTCGAGTGCCCGCGCCGCATTGCTCGAAGCATGGCGGTTTTTCTCAGGCCGCAGGCAGTGGCTCGCCACCTATTGGGCGAAGCCCGTGTATGAGCTGTGGCTGGAAGAAGCGATTAATAGCAGCAAGATCGAGGCGCCAGATTTTTACATCAACCGTGCCGCATGGTCGCGCTGCAAATGGATTGGTCCCGGTCGCGGCTGGGTTGACCCGGTCAAAGAAGCGCAAGCCTCACAAATCCGCATGGAGGCTGGTCTTTCCACCCTCGAAGATGAATGCGCTATGCAGGGGCTCGATTGGGAAGAAGTGCTGGAGCAGCGTGCGCGTGAAAAAGCCAAGATGCAGGAGCTTGGGTTGGGTGATTTGACCCCCAGCATTGCGGTTAAATCGCTCCCAGGCCAAGGCAAAGATAGTGGAAATGACAACAGCAATAATCAGGAGGATGACAATGCGAGCATGGAACAAAGCGACCAGTGAACCGTGGGCAATCACGGAATCAGCCTTGCAGACGATTTTAGAAATCGCCGAGCGCGAAAATGAAAAACCCGAAGCGGTGGCGGCGCGGCTGGGAAAAGAATTGCAAAACACCCATACCGTGACCGAACGTGATGGTGTGGCGGTCATTCCCGTCACCGGCCCGCTCTTTCGCTACGCCAATTTGTTCACAGCCATCAGCGGTGCCACCTCCTATGAAATACTGGCGCAGGATTTTACCGCCGCCATCGAAAACCCCGACATCAATGCCATCATTCTTAATATTGACTCTCCTGGTGGTGAGGTAAATGGCTGCTCGGAACTGGCCAATATGATTTTTGCGGCACGCGGCAAAAAACCGATCATCGCTTATGCCTCCGGTGATGCTGCGTCGGGTGCGTACTGGATTGCCAGCGCTGCCGATCAGGTAGTCGCCTCCGAAACCTCCGGCCTCGGCTCTATCGGCGTAGTGGCGGTGTATCGCGGTGCCAAACCCGATAAAAATGCGCCCACCACCATCGAAATTGTCTCTTCACAAAGCCCGTTTAAGCGCCTCAACCCCGAAAGTGATGAAGGCCGTGCCAAGCTACAGACGCGCATCGACGCGATGGCGGAAGTATTTGTGAACACCCTCGCGCGCAATCGCGGCATTGAAGCTACGCAAGTGTTAGAGCAGTTCGGTGGCGGCGACATCTTGATCGGCGCGCACGCCGTGAATGCTGGTCTTGCCGACCGCATTGGCTCTCTCGAAAAACTGATCGCGGAATTTTCCGCCAGTTCAAACCCCGCCCTCCAGCGGGGTTTTTTATTACCCGCAACCACTCAACAGAAGGAGACCGCCATGAATTTAGAAACACTCGCCCAAGAACATCCTGAATTGCTCGCGCAAGTGCAAAGCGATGCGAGGGCATCTGAACGATCACGCATCCAGACCATCCTTGCATCCGAGGAAGCCAAGGATCGTGGCGATCTCGCCCAGCACCTATCCTTTGCCACCGATATGGCAGCGGATAGCGCGGTCGCAATGCTCGCTAAGGCACCAAAAATTCAACCCGAACCAAAAACCAACGGCTTCGATGCGGCCATGCGCGATCTCGGCAATCCGAAAATCACTCCAGCAAGTGCCGAAGCCGAGGAAGACTCCATCGACAGCGTGGCTAAACGCCTCGCTGCGGCTTCATGAACCAACCCCTTATGACCTGCAATCCATTGATAACCCAACCCTAGAACCCAAAGGAGATAACGCTATGCCAGTATCAGGCTTTACCAATCAGGGCACTTATACCCCTGACAATCTAATCGCCGGTGAGTTTCCACGCGTTGCACGCAAGGTAACAATCGCAACCCCAGCCAATCTTTTACGTGGAGCGGTATTGGGGCGCATCACCGCCAGCGGAAAATATATCCTCAGCGCCTCAGCGGCGGTGGATGGATCGCAAACGCCGGAGGCTATTCTCGGAGAAGATACCGATGCCTCTGGAGGAGACAAGGAAGCGATTGTTTACCTGTCGGGTGAGTTCAATGAACTCGCTCTGACGCTTGGCGCTGGCCACACCGCAGCCTCCATCTCACTTGGCCTGCGGAATAAATCCATCTTCTTAACCAAAAACCAAGGAGCTTAACCATGCCTGTCGATATTTTTTCTACGCAAGTGCTGAACAAGACCGTCGAATATCTCGACCGTCCAGCCTCATTCCTGCTCGATACATTTTTCGGGCAGGTGCAAACCGCCGATACCGAAGAAATTTTCTTCGATATCGATAAATCGAAACCGCGCCTCACGCCGTTTGTGTCACCGCTGGTTGCGGGTAAAGTCGTCGCTGATTCGGGCTATGAAACCAAAAGTTTCAAGCCAGCCTATGCCAAGGATAAGCGCCGCTTTGACCCCAGCGCTCCCCTCAAACGCACTATCGGAGAAAGAATCGGTGGCACGCTCACGCCCCAACAGCGACGGGATGCGGCACTGAATCGCTCGCTGACCAACCAGCTGGAAAATCTCACACGCCGAGAGGAAGTGATGGCTTCTGAAGCACTGAGGCTGGGACAAGTGACCGTTTCTGGAGATAACTACCCGACCGTGGTGGTGAATTTTCAGCGCGATGCGGCACTCACAGTGACACTCACGGGCGTAAACCGCTGGGGTCAGGCTGGAATCAAGCCTCTGGATAATCTGGAGGATTGGGCAAGCCTTGTGCAAACCAAGTCTGGCGCAGCAGCCAAAACGGTGATCATGGACCCTGCCGCATGGCGACTGTTCCGAAACAGCGACGATGTGAAAGCGTTGCTCACCATCTACCGTGGCACCAATTCGGCTTTCCAGGTAGATCCGCTAGTGCGTGGCCAAGGTAATGAGAAGGCGCGTTTCATCGGCACCATCGGTGATTTTGACATCTGGATTTACAATGATGTCTATACCGATGATCTGGGCAACACCGTACCGATGCTTCCCACCAACACGGTGATTGTGGGCAGCCCCGTCAATGTGGAAGGAACACGCTGCTACGGCGTGATTCAGGACGAAAAAGCGGCATACCGCGCACAGCGTTATTTCAGTAAATCATGGCTGGAAGAAGACCCTGCAGTGCGTTGGCTGCTTTTGCAGTCGGCACCACTTGTCGTGCCGTATCGCCCGAATGCCTGCTTCTGTGCAACCGTCAATTAATGGAGGACACTCATGAAAATCACATCACACACGACACTTGTTGTTGGTAAAGCCGGAAAAACGGAGGAAGTGCCTCCTGGTGCGCCGGTCGATATCGATGACGATGAAGCCAAAGACCTTATCGCACGCGGTATCGCCGTGAGGGTTGGAAAATCGGATAAATCTGCGGAGAAGGAAACAAAAGAGCCGCAGGGTAGCAAACCACCTGCAGAAGGAGGTAACAGCAAACCACCCGTCGATGGTGGAAAACAACCATGACGGCGTTTTCCCGCTCCGTCGATTCGCTCTTTGCCAAACTGGGGGTGGCGGCAACATTCCAGCCACGCATCGGCATGAACCGTGCCGTCACCCTTATTCCCAAGCGCCCTGACGAAATCATTGGCCTTAGACAGAGCGACATCAGCAGCGAAGTCACGCTGTTCGATCTGCGGATCAACGAAGTAGCAGATCCGAAGGCCGATGATGTGGTGATTTATCAGGGTGAAGAGTATCGCATCATCGGTGAACCGAGGCGCGACATACATCGTCTGATCTGGACGGTGGAGGCAGTAAAGCGATGAGGCTGGAAGCGGCAATCCGTGGCGATCTGCAAAAGATCATGAAGCAGGAAGCCGCCGCCGCTGAAAAAGCTGTGACGCTGGGTGTTACGGAAGCCGCAACGGGTCTCAGGGATGAACTTAAATCGCAGGTGTTACGGGCTGGCCTTGGTGAAAAAATGGCGCGCACCTGGCGGTTCAAACGCTATCCTGCCAGTGGCTTTTCGCTTGGCACTGCGGGGCTGGTCTACAGCAAAGCTCCGCTGATCATTCGCGCCTTCAGCGAAGGAGCCGTTATTAAAAGCGACAAAGGCATGTTTCTTGCCATCCCCACCGCCGCCGCTCCCAAGCGAGGGGTCGGCGGAAAACGCATTAACCCGGATAATTTTCCTGAACATTCGCTGGGACGATTGCGTTTTGTGTATCGCAAGGGCGCACCGTCTCTGTTGGTAGTGGATAATCTGCGCGCTGGCACGGGCAAACGCGGTGGCTACCGCAAAGCCTCGGAGAGTGCGCTGAAAACAGGCCGAGGCCTTGCCACGGTGGTGATGTTCATTCTGCTGCCGCAGGTGATGCTCAAGAAACGGTTGGATGTCGATGGGGCAATGCAGCGCTGGCGCGACAAACTCCCCCAACTCATTTTGCAGAATTTTACGGAGACAAACGATGCCGAGCGTTAGAGAGCAGATCATAGCAGCATTCTTTGCCGAGCTTAAAACGCTGGAAAGCAGCCGGATCAAGGTGTTGCGTAACCCTGATAAGCTGATGAAGGTGCCAGCGGACGGCGCGATCATCGTTCTGCGTGATGGCGAAAGCGGCGATCCCGAAGTGTTGCTCTCACCGCTCACCTATATTTACGAGCAGGTCGCCACGCTCGAAATCATGATCGACAATGCCTACGCGCAAAGCCAGCAGACCAGTCTCGATGATCTGCTGATGATCATCGGCAACCTGATCGACAATAACCGCAGCATGAACGGCCTCGCCGAATGGATGGAAGCGCAGGCACCAGAGTTTTTGCAGGAAGCGGTTGAAGGCGCACCCGCCATCCGTACCGCCACCGTCAATGTGCTGATGCGGTTTAATACCACCAGTCCGCTTCGTTAATTTTTTAACCCAACAAGGAGACTAATATGGCTCGATCCTATGGTTCGGCAGCGACGCTGCTTGCGCTTAAAGAAGCTAGTTACGGGGTAAAACCACCCGGCAACTGGGAGAAATTTGCATTTGTTTCGTCCGATATCGGCGCAGAGCAGAACCTGCTGTCCTCCGAATTGCTCGGTCAGGGACGTGAGCCACGCGCGCCGTTTCGTGATGTAATTAACGATGAAGGTAATTTTGTAGTGCCGGTGGAAGCACGCGATTTCGGTCGCTGGCTACAGCTGCTGATGGGAAACCCTACCTCGGCCGGTGTCGCCGCGACAGGTGATATTACCTTTACCGCCAATCCGAGCGCGAGTCATACCATCACCATTAACGGTGTGGTGTGGACATTCGTGGTATCGGGCGCGACGGGTACACAGACCAATATCGGTGCAAACCTGAATGCTACGCTTACGCAACTGGCAACCGATCTCAATGCTTCGGTGAATGCGAGCATCACGCCCGCAACTTATTCCAACGGTGCTGGCACGAAACTTAACATTGTGCATGATACGCTCAGTGCGGTGGGCAACAGTTTCACGCTCGCCTCTGGCAACCCCAATGGTGTGGCAAGCGGTGCCACGCTATCAGGCGGCGGCTTTACCCACACGTTCGTCAGTGGCGCAGCGGCACTACCATCATTCGCCGCTGAGATCGGCCATGTGAATGTGCCTGCTTATTTCGTGCATACGGGCTGCATGCTCAATTCGATGGCACTGAATTTCCAACGCTCCGGTGCGGCGAATGCCACGCTTAATATTCTGGCGCAGGGAGAGACGCGTTTTGTAGCATCGCAAGGCGGCACACCGACAAGCCGTATCTACAAGCCCTTCAGCCAGTTTAACGGTTCGGTCAAACGCAACGGTGCAGCACTGGGCAATGTGACGGGCGCGCAATTTACCTACAGCAACGGCATGCAGGGTGTGCCGACCATCCGTAATGATGGGCTGATCGATGGGGTTGACCCCACCACGATCACCACCACGGGCAGTATCGAAGTGCGCTTTGCCGATACCACGCTGGTGGATGATGCCATCAACAACACCGCCATCGAACTAGAGCTGGCTTACCGTCTGGCGGGGCTGGACGGCAATAACTTCAGCCTCACATGGACATTCCACGAGGTGTATCTGCCGCGCCCGCGCATCCCCATCTCTGGCCCTGGCGGCGTGCAGACCAGCTTCAACTGGCAGGCGGTCTATGACGATGCGCTCGGAAAATCCGTCACTGCCGTGCTTAAAAACGATGTCACCAGCTACCCATAAGGAGCCATTATGTTGAAACTCGACCTTAAAAAAGAACCGTTCTGGATAGCCCTGCAAGCGGATGCGCGCGTGAAGGTAAAACCGCTCACCTCCGCGCTTATGCATATGGCGCAGGCAGATGCGGTGCGCGCCATGCTCGCCCTGCAAGCCGAACGCAAAGCGCGCCTGGATGCAGGGGCGGATGCAAGTGATCTGCCCGATCTGGAAAATGATCGGGTGCGTCATGCGCTATCAGAAACCGCGCTCATTACGGCACTGGCCACCCATGCCATCATCGCGTGGGAAAATGTGATGAAGCCGGGAGGCGAGGAGCTGGCCGAGTTGACCACTGCGAATATCACGGACTTAATGGACATCTGGTTCGTGAATCAGGAGTTTGGCAAAAAATACATGCGCCAGTTAGATCTGCTGGAGGCAGAGGGAAACGGCTTGCGGCCCGTTGTAAATGGCACTTCGGCGGCGGGCCGCGCTACTGCAGGTCGTGCACGGAAGAAAATCTCCCCTGCAGCCGAGGCGAAGCCAGCACCCTGAACGGCGAACGCTGCCCCTATATTGAGCATCAGGCGATCACCGAGGAAGGTCATGCGGTGTGGGATGTGATCCTGCGCGGTGCCAACCAGCTGCGCGTGGGTGCTGGCGGTCTCGTGCTTGGCTTCGATATCGAAGCCTTATCGGTTATTGGCGCTGCGATTGGTTACGACACCACGCCCTTACTGCTTCTTTTTCACCATGCCGAACATGGCCTTCACCAAGCGTTAAAAAATAATGGCGACAGCAACCACGAGAAATGTATCGATCCGACTGGCGGTGATCGAGGGTGATAAAGCGCGGCGTGAGCTGACACTCACCGGCGATACTGGCGAGCGTGCGTTAAAGAAGATTAAGGACGCGACGCAACCCGCATCCCGTTCGCTGGTTGCCGTTAATGCGGTGAGCCAGGAAGTGCGCCTTGGCATGGAAAGCCTTGCCGGTGGCGCAGGGTCGGTTGGCAGTGTGCTGGGTCGACTTGGGCCGATCGGCCTTGCCACCGCCGCCGTGCTGGGCGGTCTGGCGCTCGCCACGGCTAAGGGAATCGCCGAATTCAAGGAGGCTGAACAGGCACTCAATGGTCTGAATGCCGCACTGAAAGCCACCGATCAGGCATCGGGTGTGACTGCCCGTGAAATCACCGCGCTCGGCGAAGCCATTGAGGCCAACACTTTATTCAAGAAGGAGGAAATACAAAACGCGGCGGCAGCCCTGACTTCATTCCAGAATGTGGCGGGCGATGTATTCACCCGCGCGCTTGCACTTTCCACTGATCTCGCCGTGCGGCTTGGCACCGATGTGCCATCCGCCGCCGACATGCTGGGGAAATCGCTGGAAAATCCCGAAGAAGGCCTTGGGCGGCTGGCACGGAAATTCTCAGACCTATCGCCTGCACAGAAAGAGGTGATCGAGAATTTTATTAAACAAGGCGATGTCGCTTCCGCGCAGGCGGTAATACTGGAGCATCTGGAAGGCAAAACCCGTGGGCTGGCAGAAGCGCAAGCCAAAGGACTCACAGGTGCAGCGGATTCGCTCGGCGATGCATGGGACGATCTCATGGAATCGTTCGGGCGCACGGTGGGTGAATCGGCAGCCGCACAATCGAGCCTCAGCGCACTTACCCGCGTGGTGCGTGGGCTGCAGGAAGCACTCGACCCTACGCCTGCTAACCGCAAATCGCAGTTGGAAAAAGAAATCTCCGAGCTGGAAAATAGCTTCGGTACACGGCTGGATCGCGCCGTGCTGGGCAGTGCACCCGCGCTCGATGCGAAGAAAGAAGATCTGCGCCGGATTAACGAAGGCATTGCAGCGGAAGAATTGCAGGCGGATAAAGAACGCCGGGAAGCGCGTGCTGCCGCTGACCGTGCCGCTGCCGAGCGTCGCAACGAAACACTGCTTGGCATTGAGCGCGAGTACCAGAAAAAGCTCAAGGAAAGCACGCAGACCGAGCGTGATCGTATCCTCGAAGATGCTGCTGATGCCAAAAAGCGAATCGATGGATTGTTTAAGGATAATCGTAACTCTGATTCCGCCCGCAGTGCGCTTGAAGCCGTCGATGCCACCACCCGCGCCAAACTGGCCAAGCTCGATGAAGAAGCGGCACGCCCTGCGCTGCAGTTGGCGGAGGCCAATAAGAAAGTCATCGCCACACTGGAAAAACGGCTTCAGCTGGAAGGCACTGCCGATCCGCGTGCACGGTTCATTCAAGCGGAAACCGATAAGCTCAATGCCAATGCCACCAAGGAATATCGTGACCGCGTGGCAGAGCTGGCTGGCTCGCTCTATGACCTGCAGGAGGCAGAAAAACAGGCAAAAGACGCCGAGGAAAGCCGCGTTAAGGCGATTGAGCAGATCACCGAAGCCATCCTCGATACCAGCACTGGCTATGATGTTGCCAAACAGGCACTCGACCAGTGGAGGGAAAAACTGATCGATGATCTTGGTGGTGCCACAGAAGCAAATCAGCGCTACCTGGAACAGATCGAGCAGATATACGCCGTCAGGCTCAAAGAAATTTATGATAAATCGCTGCTCGATAGCGATAAATGGGAAGATGGTGCCACCCGCGCGCTGCGCCGCTACGCCGATGAAGCCACCAATGCTGCCAAAAATGCCGAGGAATTATTCGGCAGCGCTGCCCGCAAGGTAGAAGACACTCTGGTCGACATGGTCAGCAGCGGCGAAATCTCGGTCGAAAAAATCGGCGATCTGCTGCAGTCGTTGCAGCAGGATATTCTGCGTATGTTCATCCGTGAAAATATCACCGGCCCCATCGCTGGTGGCTTGGGTGATTTACTCAAAGGTGGCAGCGGCGGCAGCAGTGGCGGTGGGTTTCTTGGCGGGTTCTTCGATGATATTTTCGGCAGCCTGTTTCATGGCGGCGGCACAGTAGGTGAAGCAAGTCCCTCGCGCCGCGCTGTACCTGCCTATGCCTTTGCGGGTGCACCGCGCCTGCATAGCGGTCTGATGCCCGATGAATTTCCCGCCATCCTGCAGCGTGGTGAAACGGTACTACCAAAAAATATGAAATCTGGCGGCAACAATATCACCTTCAATATCACCACGCCAAACGCGCAGAGCTTCATGGATAGCCAGGGCCAGATCATGAGCAAGCTGGCTGGCCAGATGCAGCGCTTTCGCACGAGGAACAACTGATGCCCGCTTTTCATGAAGTACAGTTCCCGCCTAAAATCGCCTATGGCGCCACAGGTGGGCCAGAGTTTAACACCAGCGTTACGACAACATTTGCAGGGTTTGAGCAGCGCAATGTGAACTGGCAGAAAGCCCGTGGCCGTTGGGATGTGTCGACGGGGCTGAAAAACAAAGCCGATATGGAGGCGTTGCAGGCATTCTTCCGCGCAAGGTTTGGTAAGGCGCATGGATTTCGCTTTAAAGACTGGTCGGATTATCAGGCCGTGGCGCAGAATCTTGGCACAGGCAATGGTACACAAACTGCATTCCAACTGCTCAAAATATACAGCAGTGGCGGCTACAACTATAGCCGCGAAATCAAGAAACCCGTTTCCGGCACGGTGAAGATTTACCTCAACTCTATCCTGCAATCGTCGGGATTTACCATCGATCATGCAACGGGCATTGTCACTTTCAGTGTAGCTCCCGGCGCTGGTGTTAATGTCAGTGCGGATTTTGACTTCGATGTGCCAGTGCGGTTCGATACCGATGTGCTGGCGGTGCGTGCCGATGGGCCGGGTATTTTTGTGTGGGATACAATTCCTATTGTGGAGATTCGTGCATGAGAACCGCATCTTCCAACCTCACCGCGCATCTGGCGGGTGAAGTCACCAGCCTTGCCATCTGCTGGAAACTCACGCTGGTGGGTGGCACAGTGATGGGATTTACCGATCACACCTCTGATCTCACCATCAGTAGCCAGCTTTACAAGGCCGCGACGGGATTTTCCCCCACCAGTATCGAAACCAAGGATAGATTCTCTGTTGATAATCTTGATGTTGCAGGCATTCTCGATTCGGCTGCGATTACCGAGGCCGACATCATGGCGGGCAAATATGATTTCGCCGAAATCGAGATATTCATGGTGAATGTCACCGATCTCGCACAAGGCATCATCACCCATCGCCGTGGCTGGCTGGGTGAAATCAGCGTTAAAAACGGCCAGTTCGTAGCTGAAGTACGTGGCCTTGCACAGAAATTCCAGCAGAATATCGGTGAACTTTACAGCCCCACCTGCCGCGCTGTGTTCGGCGATACGCGCTGCAAGATCAATCTGGCAAGCTATACGGCGAGTGGTGCCATCAATACCGTGACCAGCAGGCAGGTGTTTATCAGCAACGCCATGACACAGGCGGCGGGCTATTTCTCTGGTGGTGAAATGGTATGGCTTACGGGTGCAAATGCTGGGCGGCAGATGGAGATTAAGGAATTCTCCAACAAGCAATTTACGCTTGTATTGCCCATGCCCAATTCGGTGGCAGTCGGGGACACATTTAATGCCATCGCTGGGTGTGATAAAACCTTCAATACCTGCTTTACCAAATTCGCCAATGCTGTGAATTTTCGTGGTGAGCCGCATGTTCCGGGGATGGACAAGGTGCTCGCTACCGCTGCAACCGCTAACGATCTACAACACTCATGATCTTGGAAAATGACATTGTCGTGCAAGCCCGCACATGGCTTGGCACGCCGTTTCATCATCAGGCCCGCCTGAAGCGTGTCGGCTGTGACTGCTTGGGCTTAATCATCGGCGTGGTGGATGAATTGGACTTGAAGGACAAGCATGGTCAGCCACTCGCGGCCTATGACGAAATCACTTATTCCAAAGAGCCGGACGGTGCGTATCTCACGCAGAAAATTGCCGCATTGCTGGATGAAGTGCCGATAGAGAACGCTCAGGCAGGTGATCTGGCTTTGTTCAATATGGCGGGCAACCCCCAGCATCTTGCCATTCTGACGGACTATGAAAATGCGCTCGGCATGATCCATTGCTATGCACAGGCGCGGCGCGTGGTGGAGCATCGTCTGGATGATGACTGGAAAAACAGGCTTGTGAAGGTATTCCGATGGCATCAATCGTCCTAGCAGCAGCGGCCAGTTCTGCCGCCACATCGCTGGGCGCGGGGACGTTCTTCGCTGCTGTTGCGGGTGGTGCTGGCGGCTTTCTCGGTGGGTTTGTTGACCGCGCAATCTTCGGTGGCGGCAAAACCCGCATCAATCAGGAGGGCTCGCGTCTCACTGACCTGATGGTGCAGTTTTCCACCTACGGGAAAGCCATACCCATCATTTATGGCAACAGCCGCATTGCAGGAAACGTCATCTGGTCGCGCCCGATCAAGGAAAGCGTAACGACGACCACGCAATCCTCTGGCGGCGGCAAAGGTGGTGGCGGTGGTGGCAGCGTGGAGACCACCACCACGACCTATAGCTACAGTGTCAGCATGGCGATTGCCATTTGCGAGGGGCCGATCACTGAGGTGGTACGGGTATGGGCGGATTCCAAGCCGCTCGATCTCACGCAGGGCAGCTATAGCCTTTATCTTGGCAATGAAACCCAGCTGCCTGATACTTTCATCTCGTCTTTCCACCCTGCGGGGCAAACGCCAGCATACCGGGGAATGGCCTATGTGGTGATTAAGGATTTCCCCCTAGCCGATTATGGTAACCGTATCCCCAACTTTACCTTTGAGGTACGCCGCACGCTTAAAAAGCCGTTCGATCTGGAAGATAAGATTAAGGTAATCTCGCTGATCCCCGGCGCGGGTGAATATGTCTATGACACAGTGGTGCAGGAAAAAACCTTCGGCCAGCAGGATGTTGCGGGCAATTTTGTGCAGGGCGGCAAGATCACCAAGCTGAACCTGAATAATCTCAGCAACAAAGCGGACAGCCTCGTGGCGCTGGATAATTTGAAAGCCACGCTGCCAAACGTCGAATATGTCTCGGTCATTCTGAACTGGTTTGCAGATTCAGTTGACCCCGCCGTATGCATCATCAAGCCCGGTGTCGAGTTCGACAGTCAGGGTGCGCGTGTTGCCCCCGATGATTGGGTGGTGGCTGGGTTTACGCGCAACACCGGCCACCCCATCCTCGAATTTCCCGATGGCTCGCCCACTTACGGCGGAACACCAACCGATAAAAGCATCGTGCGGCTGTGTCAGGAATTAAAGGCACGCGGCTATAAGGTGCTGTTTTACCCCATGCTGCAGGTGGATACGATCACGCCGCAAAGCAAACCGTGGCGTGGGCGCATCACTCCCACCACCGCAACAGATGCCAATAATTTCTTCACGCGCAGCAACGGCTACAACGCATTCATCAACCATTACGCCAATTTGAATGTCGGCGGGGTGCTACTCAAAAACACCATCGATTCCTTCATGATCGGCTCCGAATTGGTTGGGCTGACCACCTACATGAGCAGTCCCGGCGTCTTTCCTGCTGTCACCCAGCTTAAGAGCCTTGCTGCATCGGTGAAATCTGCCGTGGGTGCTGGCGTAAAAGTGATGTATGGCGGCGATTGGAGCGAATATCATTCCTCGAATGGCTGGTATCATCTCGATCCGCTCTGGTCAGACAGCAACATCGATGTGGTGGCGATTGACTGCTATTTCCCGCTTACGCCAGATTTGCCGCAAACACAGATTGATTATCAGGCGGTCTATGACGGGTGGACGCAGGATGAAGGCTGGGATTATTACTATGCTGATTCGGTGAACCGCACCGGCCTCACCAGCTATGGTGGATCAGCGACTTACGCATGGAAGAACATCAAGCACTGGTGGAACAGCACCCATACCAACCCCAATGCCACGGTCACGGCATGGACACCGAAGATGAAGCCGGTATGGTTTTCGGAGCTTGGCTTTCCCTCGGTTGATGGCTGCGCCAATCAGCCCAACGTGTTCGTTGATCCTGATTCGGTGGAGAGTTTTTATCCCCGTGGCTCGCGTGCGCGGGTGGATTTTCTGGCGCAACGTACTGCGCTTGATGCGTCCATCGACTATCTCAACGCTGAAAACGCGCTGGAGGCCAACTTCATTCCACGCAAATTCATCTGGACATGGGATGCGCGGCCATTCCCGTTCTGGCCAGATCTGCTCGGTGTCTGGTCGGATGGCGGTAACTGGAAAACAGGCCACTGGATTCAAGGAAAGCTGGGACTCTCTAATCTCGGGCAGATCGTCGCCGATTTGCTGAAGCGCGTTGGCTATGACAGCACTATGTATGATGTTACGCGCCTGACCGATATCGTCAGTGGCTACATCATCAATAACCGCCAGACGGTGCGCGGATGTTTGGAGCAGCTGGCGGCAGCGTATTTCTTTGACTGCGTGGAATCCGATGGGTTGCTGAAATTCATCAAGCGCGGCAAGGTTTCAAATGTCACAGTCGATTTCACGGAGCTGGTGGCACAGGACGATTCCAACGATACGCTTGCCATCACTCGCACGCAGGAGCTGGAGCTGCCGCGTCAGGTAGATGTGATTTACCTGAACCGCACGGCAGATTATCAGGCAGGAACGCAATCATCGCAGCGGCAAACCGTCAAAGCGGTGGATTATGTGACGGTGAATCTTCCCATCGTGCTATCCGATCAGGAAGCCAAAGTGGTCGCGGATGTGACGCTCTACAACGCATGGGTGGGGCGTGTGCAGTTTCAGCTGACCGTGCCGCCGAAATATGCACTGCTGGAGCCGACCGATGTCATTACCATCACCAAGGATGGTGCAGCCTATCTGATGCGTGTGACGGCATCCAAGCTGGTGCGAAACGGTGTGCAGGAGCTGGCAGCGGTCGCGGAAGATGTCAGCAGTTACGACTTTTACAATCCTGCAGGTAGTGGTGCACCCGCGATTCAGCCGCCCACAACGGTTTCCGCCACGCGACTGGATCTACTTGATCTGCCAGCATTCCCGACTGATGCGGTAACGGATGCATATCTGCGCTATGGAGTAGTTGGGCTTGGTGGTGAATGGACGGGATCGGCAGTCTACCGCTCCGACGATGGCGGTGCCAACTATGCTCTGATGCAATCCTTAACCGCGCAGGCAACGATTGGTGCCGCCTTAACCATTCTACCTGCTGGCACGGCCTACACATGGGATGTCACGGGCAGCGTTGATGTATTGCTCACCTTTGGCGAGCTGCAGAGCGTGACCGAGATTGCGGTGCTGAATGGTGCGAATGTCTGCGTCATTGGCGATGAGGTGCTGCAATTTCAAACGGCAACTCTCATCGGCGACAACCAGTACCGTCTATCGCGGCTTCTGCGCGGCAGGCTTGGCACGGAATGGGCTATTGCTGGCCATGTAGCAGGTGAGCGTTTTATTCTGCTCACCAACGCCCTGGCGCGAGAGCTGGTGGCATCATCAGGATGGAGCATCAGCAAAAAGTACAAACCTGTTACCATCGGCTCCACGCTAGGGGCGACAACTGCGCAGGATTTTACCTATGCCGCCCGTGCGCTGAAACCCTATGCGCCAGTGCATATCGTAGGCAGCCGAAATGTGGCTAGCGATCTGACCATCGGCTGGAAGCGTCGCACACGGATCGGTGGGGATTGGCGGGACGCGGTGGACATTCCGCTTTCCGAGGAGTCGGAACGCTACGAGGTGGAAATCATGCAGGGTGTAACGCTCAAACGCACGATTACTGGTCTGACTTCGCCCATAACCATCTACACCGCCGCGCAGCAGGTGACCGATTTCGGATCGGCGCAAAGCAGTGTCAGCGTGAAAGTCTATCAGCTTTCAGCAGCAGTCGGGCGTGGCAATGCAGGCATAGCCATCATCTAAAACTTAACAATTTAACCAGGGGACCATCCGATGCCCAACAACACCGGACGATTACTGCTGCCTTATATTCTGCAATCGCAAAGCCAGAAGGAAGTGACACATAATGATGCACTCAATATTCTCGACGTGCTGATTCAGGCGGTCGTGCAGGATGTGGGTTTGAACACGCCACCTGGCAGCCCCACAGTCGGACAATGCTGGGTGGTGGGTTCTTCGCCCACAGGCGCATGGGCAGGAAAAGCCAGCCAGATTGCTCAAGCGGTGGATGGTGGTGGCTGGTTTTTTGTTGCCCCATTCAAGCGGCTGAAGCTCTGGAATGAAACCACCGACGAATATGTGATGTTCGATGGCACAAACTGGGTGCCACAAGGTTTGCTGCTCAAAGAAACCGGTGAATATCTGCGTGTGGAACATAAAACCGAGGATGTGACGGTCAACACGGGCGCATTCAAGGATACCACGATTCAGATTCCCGACCGCGCTATTGTGCTGGCGGTCAACGTGCGCGTGATTACAGCAATCACAGGCGCGACATCCTTTGGCATTGGGGTGGTTGGCGATACCACGCGATACGGCAACCTGATCGGCATTGCGCTTGATTCCACCAATATCGGTATCACCAGCCCTCTGGCGTACTACGCCAACACGGCCATTCGCTTGACTGCCAACGGTGGAAACTTCACGGGCGGCGTGATCCGCACCACGATGCAATATCTCAAACCACGCGGCCCATGGACATGGTAATTTTATGACCACACACCCAGCCAAGCATAATTTCTATGTGTATCGCGGCGCGACGTTCAGCGAGCAGATCGAATGGAAGGACGAAAGCGGCACGCCTGTGAACCTGACCGGCTTCACCGCCCGGCTGCACATGCGCGAAACGCTCGAAGCGGCTGATCCGTTCCTGACACTCACCACGGAAAACGGCGGCATCACCCTCGGCGGGGTGGCGGGAACCATCCAGCTACTGGCCAGTGCCACACAAACCACAACCATTACCGCCATCAGCGGCGTGTATGACCTTGAGCTTGTCTCAGGCGCGAACGTCACTCGCTTGCTGGAAGGGCTGGTGATCATCAGCCCGGAGGTAACGCGATGACGGAAGTAGTCACCATTAACGAAGTGATCCATATCGTCAAAGTCACCGAGCCGAAAGTGCAAGTGGTGACGGTTGGAACGCAGGGACCACACGGCACCGGCGGAGATATTGACCACGCCAGCCTGAACGGGCTGGAGGCCGATGATCATCCCCAATACCACACCGATGCGCGTGGCGATGTGCGCTATTACACCAAGGTGCAGGTGGATGCCGAGCTGGCTGGCAAAGCAAACGCAGCACACGGGCATAGCGTGGCGGATGTCGCAGGGCTTCAGGCGGCACTGGATGCAAAGGCAAGTACCAGCCACGGACACACGATTGCCGATGTCGCAGGGCTACAAACCGCGCTCGATACCAAGGCAGATCAATCGGCCATGCCAAACACGGCGCTGGCGCAGGTGGACTTTGGCCACGCATCCGGTGGGGAAAGCAACTTCGCCCGTGCATCGGTGTCTGCTGCATGGGTGGCAAGCGGGTCAGTGATCCTCTGCGCGGTGGCGTCAGGATCAGCGGATCATGATCCCGAAGATGGGGCGCTCGAAGGCATTACGGCCACGGCCTGCAATCTGGTGGAAGGTTCTGGTTTCGACGTGATTGCCCATGCGCCGGGTGGCAGCTGGGGACGGTACAACATCAACATAATGGGGTTATAGCATGAGCATCATTCTCAAATCGGGTGATTCTGCCGATCTTGCATCGGTGGACGCCAATAAACGTCTGAAGATCAACCTGCCGATGGAGCTGGTGGATGCTGGCTACTCGGTGCTTGCCGGGGAATCTCACGATGGGCAAAGCGGCGAGCCGCGACTGGTTCGTGCCGCACGGGTTTCAACCGATGGCCGCCTGCGCGTGGGCGTGGATAATATCTACTGGGCGGATACCTTCAATCACACGGTGGTGGATGGCAGTGCCTATCAATTTGTCAGCGTGACGGCCACCATCGCCATGACAGGCGGCTTTCTGGTGCTAAATGCTGGTAACTCGGTCGCATCGGCAGCGGTAGCACGGGCGCAAACCTTCCGAACTTTCCCACTGCATCCGGCAGGATCACTGGAAGTTGCCTTCAGGCAGCGCTTTGCCAATAATCCCATCGCCAACAATGTCTGCGAGTTCGGTGTTGGTTTTGCCGCAACGACTGCCACGCCAACGGATGGGGTATATTTCAAACTCAACACCGCTGGCGTGCTGGTGGGCGTGATGAATATCAACGGCACGGAAACAACCACCGCGCCGATGCCTTCGCCCGTGGCCGGACAAGTGAGCCACTACCGCATCGTGATTGATCAGGATCGGATCGAGTTCTTTATCGACGGGGTATTAGAAGGCGTGATCCTGTCACCAAATACTGCCGCCGCCGTATCGCTGTCACGCTGGCAGCCGCTGCTCATGCGCTGCTACAATGCCGCCGCAACCGGCACCGCTCAGCGCATGGAAGTGGCCGATGTATCGGTGATTGCCCGTGATCTGGCACTAAACCGCCTCTGGCCTACGGCAATGGCTGGCGCAGAGTGTGGCAGCTACAACAACCCACGCGGCGCAGCGGTGGCGCAGTCTGCCAACTATGCCAACAGCGCAGCGCCGGTATCCGCCACGCTTTCCAATACGGCGGCGGGCTACACCACGCTGGGCGGCCAGTTTCAGTTTGCAGCCGTGGCCGGTGCGGAAACCGATTACGCGCTCTTTGCCTTTCAGGTTCCAGTAGCGGCAGCCGGTGGCGGCAACCGCAATCTGGTGATCCGTGGGGTGCGGATTGAAACTTTCAATATGGGCGCGGCTTCTGCCACCACACCCACGCTTTTACAATGGGCATTGGGCATTGGCTCCACCGCCGTGTCGCTTGCCACAGCGGATTCCAACACCGCAGGCACACGCTCGCCGCGCCGGGTGCCGCTGGGTATCCAGTCCATGCCGGTGGGAACGCCGATTGGTGGCGCATTAACACCCATCGACGTGAACCTTGATGCACCGCTCTATGTGGCGGCAGGCACTTTTGCCCATGTCATCCTTCGCATACCGGTGGCAACCGCCACCGCATCCCAGATCATCCGTGGGTTGGTGATGATCAACGGCTATTTTGAGTAAAAACTTCTCAAAATACCCCCAAGACACCCACAAATCCCAAAATGAAACACCGCCCTTTGAGGCGGTTTTTTTATTCCCAAACCTAAGGAGGAACCATGTCACCAAGCGACGATATTGATGTGCGCTCACAGCTGGCTGTGATGAATGCGCAGATCCAAACACTCACCAAAACGGTTGATGTGTTGGCAGAGGAAGTGAAGTCGCTCACCGCGCTGGCCAACCAGGGCAAGGGCAGCCTGCGCACGCTGTTGATCGTTGGCGGCTTATGGACGGGTTTAGTGGCCTTTCTCAGTTTCGCCGCTGGCAATCTTTCTTGGAAATAATGGAGGTTCTTATGATTACGCTACTTGGTTCACTGCTTGGCTTCCTATCGGCAGCCTTTCCTGATTTCTTAAAACTGTTCCGCGACGCGCAGGATCGCAAGCACGAGCTTAAAATCCTTGAAATGCAGATGGAGCAGCAAAAACTCGGTGCTTCCCAACGGTTGGAAGAAATCCAAGTGAACGCCGATATTGCCGAATCCCAAGCCCTTTATCGGACGTACAACACAGGCATTCGCTGGGTGGACGCACTCAACGGCACCGTGCGCCCCGTCATCGCTTACAGCTTCTTCATTCTCTATGCGCTGGTGAAGGTGATGCAGTTTTCGGCAGATCTTCCGTGGTTGCTATGGACGGCTGAAGACCAGGCGATTTTCGCAGGCATCATCAGCTTTTATTTCGGCCAACGCGCTATGGCTAAAGTTCGGGGTGGGAAATGAGACACGTCACACAAGAAGGCCTGAGCCTGATTAAGCGCTTCGAAGGCTTTTCTCCGACGATCTATGTGGATGCGGCAGGCCTGCCCACGATTGGCTACGGGCATTTGCTGCGTCCGAATGAAGCGGAGATGTTTCGGCGCGGTATCAGCCACGAGGCTGCTATCGCGTTATTGAACAAGGATGTGGAAGCCGCCGAGCGTTCGGTGCTGCGCCTGATCACCGTGCCACTCACCAACGGCCAGTTCGATGCGCTGGTGTCATTCACGTTCAATCTGGGCGGTGGGGCGCTCCAACGCTCCACCCTCCGCCGCAAAGTAAACCGCGAAGAACATGATGACGTGCCAGCCGAATTTCTACGCTGGGTCTGGGCTGGCAGGAAGAAGCTGCGCGGGCTGGTAAAGCGGAGACAGGCAGAGACCAAGCATTACGCATCATAG